TGCACGAACAGGGCTAAGCCCGACCCTATTCCGGCCCCATGCCTGCCTCCTTGCTCATAGGCGGATCGCACGCGCATGTGAGGCCGGGCCAATTCGATACACACCAGGACACTCCCTATGGCTGAACCGACTTCTACCGGTATCGCAGTTGCCGGCGCGTTCGGGGCAGGCATTGCCGGCGTGCTCGCCGGAGTGGATAGCGCTGCTGCTGTCGGCTCGCTGTGTGGCTCGGTGATCTACTTCATCAGCTCCAAAGAACTGCAGATGCCCGAGAGGCTGGCGTACTTCCTGATCTCGTTCGTGATGGGCTACCTACTGGCGCCCGCGATTACCGGTATCGAAGCCTGGGGCATCAAGCCATTCACAATGCCAGCGCCTGCAGCATTCGGCGCATCGCTGATGGTGGTAACGATCTCCCTAGCAGCCCTAAAGCGCAAAGGGCGCTCGCCCATCGATGGTGGCTTAGATGGCTAATTCTCTGACCTACGCAACCCTGATCCTCTGCCTGGTGATGTTCGTTCGCCTGTTCACCTACCAGAGAGGCGATGCCCGGTTCCGTCGTGACGTGTCAGTCATGGCTGCGCTCATCATGGCGTGCTGCGGTGCGACTGCGATCTACATCGTGGCTGGTGACCTGCGCATTCCCTATCAGGCATGGCCACTGGTCCTACTGCTGGCCGTCCTCGCTGCCTCGCTGATGCGCTGCGGCGGGAACATGAGCAAGGTGCTACGTCACCCCATCGAATGGGATGGACACGAACGCAGGCGTCGGCAGTGAAACGCCTGCACGCCATCCTCCTACTCCTCCGCATCGCAGCCTGTGTCGCTGTGATGATCGGGAAAGAGGTGTGGGTGGCAGTAAGCCGAGAGCGCATCCATGCAAAACGTCGTAGAGCTAACCGACAGGAAGCCGCACGTATCTGTCATCGCCTCTGATGGAGTCCACGTCATCCCCGCCTGCCTCCTTCGCGACGTAATAGCCGGAAGGCAGCCATCCAGCATCCTGACCGAGCCCGTGCTGCAGCGGATCGTGGAGGAGTGGATGCAGCAGGTCATTGAATGACGTTCGAACGACGCTGAATGAATCGTTCGCGATAACCAACCCCATGAATGAGGCCCAGCCATGGCCCTATGCGGATCAAAGACCCGCAGCGGGGAACCATGCAAGAGGCACGCGGTACCGGGTTCCAAGCGCTGCAAGCTACACGGCGGCAAGAGCACTGGCCCGAAAGACCAATCAGGTAACAAGAATGCGGCCAGGCCCGGATCGATCTACAGCAAGTACCTGACGGACGAAGAGCAGGCAGACTTCCATGCGGCCGAGATTGATCAGGTCGACCAAGAGCTTCGACTGACCAAGGTTCTGCTGAATCGTGTGCTGATGGCGAAGGGTGACGGCTACGACCTGCTGGCTGATCGCTACCTGGCGCGCATCGAGTCGCTGACAAAGACCCGCGAGGATTTGGAAGGTAAGCGCCTAACCAACGAGCGAATGCGCCGCGAGATGGGCGAAGGCATGACGCAGACCGCCGTGAGGTTTTCCCGCGATGCCTGAGATCATCCACCGCCTGACCGGCCCGCAGTATGACTTCGTGCATGCGGCTGATCGATTCCCGCTGTTCCTGGGTGGCTTCGGTGCCGGCAAGTCCGAGGCGCTGGTCTGCCGGATGCTTCGCCTGCTAGGGGATAACCCCGGCTGCAATGTCGGGTACTTCGCGCCGACATATGACCTGATACGCCTGATTGCATGGGACCGCTTCGAGTCGAAGCTGACCGAATGGGGCGTGCCGTACCGGCTGAACAAGTCGAGCAACGATCTGGAGATCGGCGGCTTGGGCCGTGTGATATTCCGCACCCTGGACAATCCCGCGCGCATCGTCGGCTTCGAGATTGCGGACGCCGGCATTGACGAGCTGGACACGCTCAAGACCGAACAGGCCCGCGATGCCTGGAATAAGATTATTGCCCGCTGCCGCCAGCGTAAGCCGGATGGCACGCAGAACAGCGCAGCGGTGGCCACGACGCCGGAAGGTTTCCGGTTTGCATACGACCGCTGGCAGCGCAACCGCGCCGATGGCTATGTCATGTACCGGGCGCCGACCTACAGCAACAAGCACTTGCCCGAGGGCTATCGCGAGTCGCTGGAAGCGGCCTATCCGCCGAACCTATTGTCGGCCTACCTGGAAGGGCAGTTCGTCAACCTCACCAGCGGCGCGGTTTATCCCGACTTCGACAGGGCGCTGAACGGCACGCATGAGACTGTGAGGCCAAACGAGCCCGTGCATGTGGGCCTCGACTTCAACGTCTACAACTGCACTGCAGTCGTCTACGTCATCCGCGAAGGCGCCCCGCTTGCCGTGGGTGAGCTAACAGGCGTGCGAGATACGCCCGCCATGGCGCAATCGCTACGCGAGCGATACCTGGACCAAGGGCATAGCGTCACCGTCTATCCAGACGCAAGCGGCGCGGCTCACAAGAGCGTCAACGCGGCAGAGTCAGACATCGCCATATTGCGCCAGGCCGGCTTCGTGATTCGCGCCAAGGGTACAAACCCGGCTGTCCGTGATCGCGTGGCCTCGGTCAACGCAATGGTCTGCGCGGCCAATGGTGAGCGCCGGCTGAAGGTCAATGCCGCGCTGTGTCCGCACCTAGTCGAAACGCTCGAACAGCAGGCATACGACAAAAACGGCGACCCGGCAAAAGATACCGGGCTTGACCATTGCGCCGATGCGATGGGCTACCCGCTGGCGTATCTGTACCCGATCAAGAAAGCAGTCACACACACCCAATCGCTACGGATGTAACGCCCATGAGCAGCAACGACCCGAGCCAAACAATCCCCGCCGTGGATGCCATGCGCGAGGATTGGGCTATCGTCGCCCCGCTGATGGGCGGCACTGCCGCGATGCGCAACGCTGCGAAGGCATTGCTGCCTCAGTACCCGGCAGAGGAAGACGACGCCTATTTGTCGCGTCTGCGCCTCTCCACGCTGCTGCCGGCATATGCTGAGACAGTGAACAGCAACACCAGCCGCGTTTTCGCTGAGCCTTTGCAGATTGGCGACGATGTGCCGTCTGTGGTGGCTGAGCTGTGCGAGGACGTGGACCTGGGCGGTAACGACCTTAATGCGTGGGCTGTCGAGTATTTCCGCACGGCGCTGAGCTACGGCCTGTGTCATGCGCTGATCGACTACCCGCAAGCCGGTGAGCTGCAGACCGCAGCGGATGAGGAAGCGGCAGGGGTTCGCCCGTATGCCGTACTGATTCACCCGGAGCGCGTGCTGGGCTGGCGTGCCGATGGCGGTAGGCTGCTGCAGGTTCGCTTCACTGAGTCGGTCGAGGTGCCTGATGGTGAGTTCGGCGTCAAAGTGGTTGAGCAGGTCCGAGTCCTAGAGCCTGGCCTGTGGCGCACCTACCGCAAGCAGGAAGGTGGCAGCTGGACAATGCACGAGGAAGGCAGCACTAGCCTGTCCTATATCCCTTGGGTGACCTTCTACACCGGCCGCACAGGCATGATGACGGCTCGCCCGCCATTGCTCGAACTGGCCTACCTGAACGTCAAGCACTGGCAGTCGCAGAGCGATCAGGACAATCTCCTACACGTTGCCCGCGTCCCGCTGCTATTCATGTTCACTGACGACGAGCAATTCAAGCTGGTCATCAGCGCAGGCAGCGCGACCCGTATGCCGAAAGACGGGGATGCCAAGTACGTCGAGCACACCGGGGCGGCTATCACTGCTGGCCGGGAATCGCTGCAAGACCTCATCGAAGAAATGCGCATGGCCGGCGCCAAGCTGCTGCAGAAAGACAAGCAGCAGACCAAGACCGCAGCACAGGCGAACGAGGAAGCGGCACAGGAGTTGTCCCCGCTTGCCCGTATGGCATCGCAATTCGCGGACTGTATCGCGCAGATGCTGCAAACATTCGCGGACTATCGCGGCCTGCCGGATGGTGGCGCTGTCGAGATGCGCGGGAATTTTGACGCAGACTTTATCCCTGAAGTGGCGCTGCCACTGCTGCTCAACATGGCGTCGGCCGGCAAGCTGTCGGATGAAACCCTGTTCGCCGAGATGCAGCGCCGCAGCGTGATCAGCGACGAATACAACTGGCAGGAAGAACAGGAACGCATCGCTAGCCAGGGGCCGGCGCTTGGGGTGATCTGATGGCAACCGTCAATGATCTGCTTTTTGATGAACTGACAGCCCATGCCGTCGATCTTCAGCAGTATTCCGAAGGCGTCATTCGCCGGATGATCTCGCTGCTGAACAAGACGGACGCGGACCTTGCTGCCGAACTGGCCGCAGCCCTTGAGCGGATGCCTGCTGATTCGTTCACTGTCGAGCGGCTGGAGGCTCTGCTGGGCTCCGTCCGGCAGCTGAACGCAGCAGCCTATGCGAGCGTCACAGAGGCGCTACAGAGCGAGCTGCGCGCCTTCGCGGCGTATGAGGCGGGCTATCAGTCAACCCTGTACCAGTCAGTCATCCCGGCAGCTGTGCAGGTGCGCTATTCGATTGCCTCGGTATCGCCGAATCAGGTCTACAGCGCGGCGATGGCTCGGCCCTTCCAGGGTTCCCTGCTAAAAGACTTCGCGAAGGAGTTAGGGGATTCCCGAATGGCAAAGATCAGGAATGCCATAAGGATTGGGTATGTCGAGGGCAAAACTGCCTCCGAGATAGTCCGGGCGATCAGGGGAAGCAGAGCGGCGAACTACGCAGACGGCATCCTGCAAAGGCCACGACGCGACCTGATGGCGGTAGTTAACACCGCAATCAGCCACACAGCATCCGTGGCGCGCGAGCAGTTCAACGAGGCGAATTCGGATCTGATAAAGGCCGAGGTCTGGCGCTCAACACTCGACACCAAAACATCCGATCCATGCCGGATTCGGGATGGCCGCAAGTACGAAGCAGGCACCCACAAGCCCATCGGCCATAAGGTGCCGTGGCTGTCCGGCCCTGGAAAAATCCATTGGAACTGCCGTTCGACTTCCACGCCCGTGACGAAATCATGGCGCGAGCTTGGGATTCCCATTGATGAGATCAGCCCGAGCGAGCGTGCCAGCATGGACGGACAGGTGCCGGCCGAGACAACCTTCGCGTCCTGGCTGCAGCGCCAATCAGCAGCGCGACAGGATCAGGTGCTTGGCCCGGAGCGGGGCAGGCTGATCCGTGAGGGTGGGCTCAAGCTGCCTGACCTCTACAGCCCGAACGGCCGCTATCTAACGCTCGATGAATTGCGCGAGCGTGATGCCGCTGCGTTCGCTAAACTGGCCGCATGACCGACCGCCCACGATTCCACGTCATCCAAGGCACACCAGCCCCGCAGACCGAAGCGGAGCAGGTGCGCGAGCGCGTGCGTAAGGCGCCAAAGCCCCGCGCCATGCCTCAGTGCCACCGATGCGGTGGGCGTGAGTACATCGAAACCAAGATCGGCGCCGGTAAGGGCGTCACGAAGCAGAGGCTTTGCTTCCTGTGCGCCATGAAAGGCGAGCGCGTCATCATGTAACGCCAACCAAGATTCAAACCGAACCCGCCTAGTGCGGGTTTTTTATTGCCTGCTGGTCAGTGACCAGCCCCATACGCCCGGAGGGCACATGGCTAAGTTGATCCTGCAAGACGGTACAGAAGTCGAGGCATTCACCGCCGACGAAATGAAGGCGGCAGTCGAGAAAGAAACGGGCGGCCTGAAGGCCAAGCTCGACGAATTGCTCGGCGAGACCAAGACCGCCAAGCAGCGCGCCCGCGAACTCGAAGAGGCTCAAGCGGCCGCCGAAGAGGAACGCCAGCGCGAAAAGGGCGAATTTAAGTCCCTGTACGAACGCGAGCAGCAAGCCAAGAAAGAGCTTGCCGACAAGTTCGCCGAATTCCAAAGCAAGGTGCAGCGCCAGGAGATCAGCCTGGAAGCGCAGCGCCTGGCAGGCCAGCTATCGAAAGACCGCGACCGCTCCGAGCTACTAGCCGAAAAGGTCGCGCAACTGGCCAAACACACAGACGCTGGGGTCCGCTTCGAGATCGGCGGCGTAGAGGTCGATCATGAAAAGGTGCTGGCCCATCTGAAGAGCAAATACCCCTTCCTGGTTGATGCCAGCGGGGTAACCGGGGGCGGGGCTCCTAACAACAACATGGGCGGCGGGGCCGCTAATACCAACCCTTTTGCCAAGGGTGAAAGCTTCAACCTAACCGAGCAAGCGCGCATCACGCGGGAGAATCCGCAGATGGCGGCGCAGCTTAAACAAGCGGCATCCCGCTAACGGAGTAACACATGAGCACCAAGATTTCTGACGTTATCGTCCCCGAAGTATTCAACCCCTACGTCATCGAGCGCACCACCGAACTGGCCAAGTTCTACCTGGGCGGCGTGATCTCCAATGACGCCGAGCTGAACCGCCTCGCCTCCGCTGGCGGCAAGCTGATCAACATGCCGTTCTGGAAGGATCTGACCGGCACTGACGAGGTGCTGAGCGACAGCGCGGCGCTGACTCCGGCCAAGATCACCTCCGCTCAGGACGTGGCGGCGCTGCTGATGCGCGGCAAGGCGTGGTCGGTCAACGATCTGGCCAAAGCCCTCTCCGGTGACGATCCGATGGGCGCTATCGCCAATCTGGTTGCCGACTACTGGGCGCGTCGCATGCAGGCGGTTGGCCTGGCGTCCCTGAAGGGCGTGTTCGCCAAGAACCTGTCGGCCAATGGCGGCGACATGATCGCGGACGTTTCCGGCGCGACCAATGCCAACGTCACCTCCGGCACCAAGTTCAGCGCGGACGCCTTCGTTGACGGCCAAGCGACCTTCGGTGACGTGGTTGGCGTGATCTCGGGCATGGCCGTTCACCCGACCGTCTACCACAACCTGAAGAAGATCGACGGCACCTCCTTCGAGAAAGAAAGCCAGGGCGCACTGGAGATCGAGACCTATCGCGGCCTGCGCATCATCGTTGACCGCTCCATGCCGTACACCCCGGCAGGCGGCGCGCTGAGCACTGACACGGCGCCCAAGTACACCACCTACCTGTTCGGTAGCGGCGCGCTGGGCATGGGTCAGGGCGGCGCTCCGGTTCCGACCGAGACCGACCGTGATTCGCTGGCCGGCGAGGACATCCTCATCACCCGTAGCCACTTCATCATGCACCCGCGTGGCGTGGCATTCACCAGCGCAAGCGTGGCCGGCTCCAGCCCGACCAACGCCGAACTGGAAGCCGCGGCGAACTGGAGTCGCGTCTACGAGCGCGGCAACGTCCGCATGGCTGCCGTCATCACCAACGGCTAAGGAATAGGGGGCTTCGGCCCCCGTTTCTCTGGGGAGAATCATGGGACTTGCAGCATTTAACCGAATGCGCCGCGAACAGGCGGAACAATCCAAGGGCGGCGCTGACGCGAAGCCCGATACAGATCCGGTCGACGCGACCAAGCTCAGCGCTGGCAAGCTGAAAGAACACCTGACGAGCCTCGGTATTGAGTTCGAGCCGAATGCGACCAAGGCTCAGATGCTCAAGCTGCTACCCGAGGCGTAACCCATGGATTACATCACTGTCGCGCAGGTAGACGCGCTGCTCGGTGCAGGCTGGGCCGGTACTGGCGACCCTGCTCGCGCGGTGCTGATGGCCAATACATGGCTTAGCGCAAAGCCGCTGCCAGCGTTCGAAGAGGTTCCTGCTGCGGTTGTACAGGCCGGGGCGGAGATCGCACGCGAGGCGGCATCAGGGGCGCTATACGGGGCATCCGGTCGTGAGGTTCTGTCCGAGTCGGTAGCTGTCGAGGGCGCAGTCTCCAAAAGCACCACCTATGCCGCTGGCGGTAAGGCGGTAACGGCGGGCGAGGCGTTCGCGATGGCGCTGCTTCGGCCATACCTCGGCAGCAATCAGGTCCGACTGATCAGGGGGTGAGATGAGCGCCTTCTATGACGAAATGGCCGACCTTGCCGTCGAGATGATCGAAGAGTTCGGGCAGGAATTGACCATCAAGCGTGTGACCGAGGACGCCTACGATCCGGCAACGGGCGAGGTGACCCCAGGCGTGACCGAGACGCAACCCGTCAAGGTAATCGTCCTGCCGGCGAGTAAGGGCACTGTCGAGGCATTCGATACCCGCCTCGTGAACGGAACGCTGATCGAATCCAACATTCGGGCGCTCAAGATCGCTGCCAAGGGGCTGCTCTGGCCTCCGGGTCCGGGCTGCGTCGTTGAGTACGAAGGCCAGGACTGGAAGATGCTTGGCGCTACGCCATCCAATCCGGCCGGCACCGCGCTTGTCTACTCAGCATCGATCATGAGGTGACCCGATGGCATTCGCGCTTGATCTGTCCAAGTTCATCGAGAAGGCCCAGGGCAATGCCGAGACGGTCGTGCGCAAGGTCGGCATCGATATGCTCGCCAAAGTCGTTGACCGCTCCCCGGTGGGAAATCCTGATCTGTGGGCGGTTAACGCCACCGCCAGCCAGTACAACAACGCTGTCAACGAGTGGAATGCCACGCTGCGGGATGACTCGACAAACCTGACCAAGAACGGGCGCCTAAGGCGCGGACTTAAGGTCAACGACGGGATGGATATCAAGGCGCCGGACGGTTATGTCGGCGGCAGATTCCGCGGTAACTGGCAAGCTGCCTTCGACTCACGGCCGGAGGATGAAATCAGCCGCGTCGACGCTAACGGCGCAGCGACAAAGGCGGCCGGGAAGGCGCTGTTCAATAGCTACACATCCGACGTTAAGTCGATCTGGTTGGTGAACAACGTCCCTTATGCCTATCGCCTTGAGACGGGATATTCAACCCAGGCGCCGCAAGGCATGGCGGGCATCACAGCCGCTGAGTTTCAAACCTTCGTCGATCAGGCAGTGCGGGAGCTGGATACATGAGCAACAAGCTGATTCGCAGCCTGCTACAGGGCCGCCTGAACGCGTGGGCGACTGCTAAGCCGATCCCGGTTGCGTGGGACAACGTGAAATTCACGCCGCCGACCGGCTCATACATCCGCGCAAGCCTGCTGCCGGCTGACACGCAGAGCATCGACCTAGAGGGCGCCCATCGCGGCTATATGGGCCTGTTCCAACTGTCGGTGCACGTCCCGCTAGGCAATGGCCCGAACACGGCTGAGACGCTGGCAGAGGAGCTATCCGAGCTATTCCCCATGGCGCTACGGCTTGAGTCCGGCGCGTTTTGGGTCCAGATCACATCGCCATGCAGCCAGTACCCCGGCCTGGCAGGCGACACGCATTACATGGTGCCCGTCCGGTTCAAGTACCGAGCCGACACCTAACACCAACCCAAGACATCAAGGCCCGCCATCGAGCGGGTTTTTTTGTGCCCGCTGTTCCAGCACTAACCCTCAAGCGTCGGTCCATGCGGCCGCAAAGGATATCAATTGGCGTTCTCAATACCAGACGGTACTACCATCCACCTCGGCACCACCTTCGGCACGCCTGTTGCCATCACTGGCATCAGCAATGCCGCAACCGCTGTTGCGACCGCTGCCGGCCACGGTTTCGTGGACGGCGACATCATCGTTCTGAAGTCTGGCTGGCAGCGCATCAACGAGCGCGTGTTCCGCGTGGCTGCGTCGGCTTCCGGCACCTTCCAGCTCGAAGGCCTGGACACCAGCGACACTTCGGCCTTCCCGGTCGGCACGTCCAGCGGCTCAGCTATGAAGGTGACTGCCTTCACCCAGGTCAGCCAGATCATCGGCATCAGCACTTCGGGCGGTGAACAGCAGTTCGCCACCGTGAGCCCGCTCGAATCCGACTTCGAGATCCAGATCCCGACCATGTACTCGGCGCAATCGATCTCGATGGAGATTGGTGATGACCCGTCCCTGGCTGGCTATCAGGCGCTGAAGAAAGCCGCCGATGCTCGCGCCATTCGCCCGCTGCTGATGCAGAACAAGAACGGCTCGAAAATCTATTACTACGGCTACGTCTCCCTGAACGAGACCCCGACAAAGAACAAGGGCCAGGTCGACACCGTGAACAGCTCGTTCTCGCTGCTGTCGCGTCCGACCCGCTACGCCGCTTAACCGTACAGCCATCTAGCAGAACTGCTGCAAGGGTGCCAGAGACGTTCTGGCGCCCTCTTTTTACCTGATCAAATCCCAATAGAGGAAACACACCATGGCCAAGTTCAAACTCGCTGTTGCCCCGACCTTCAAAGCCAAAGTCGGCATTCCAGTCCACGGCGGCGAAACCGTGGAGCTGTCGTTCGAGTTCAAACACCGCACCCGCGACCAGCTGTCCGAGCTGATGAAGGGCATCGAGAAGCGCAAGGACGTTGACCTGATGGAAGACATCCTGGCGGGCTGGGAACTGGACGACCCGTTCGGCAAAGAGTCGATCGAACTGCTTTGCCAGAACTTCGCAGGCGCCCCGCGTGAGATCTTCGGCGCCTACATCACAGAGATCACCCAGGCACGCCGGGGAAACTGATCGCTGCGGCTCGTGCCTTGTACCAGGGCACGGCCGCTGACGACGAAATGGAGGCGTTCGGGTTCACGGCTGAGGACTTCGAGGTTGAAGTCGAAGTCTGGCCGGACAACTGGGACGCCTTCGAGGTATTCGCCGCCATGCAAACGCAGTGGCGTTCGGGTATGTCCGGCGCGACCGGGCTTGATTACTCGGTGATTGAGCCCGTCATGCGCCTGCAGGGCATCAAGAAGCGCGACCAGAACGAGGTTTTTGCTGGGGTGCGCGTGATGGAGATCGCCGCGCTTGAGGTGATGCGGTCAAAATGAACGAAGGAATTCATATGAATAGCGAAGTTGAACAGCTGAAGCGTCGACTGGAAGCGATGGAGTCGAAGCAGGATCAGATGCTGGAAGCGCTGCGATCGATTGCTCGCCATACAGAGCGGGCCGCCAAAAGCGCAGAGCTTATGGCGAACTGGGACTATGACGGCCTGCCTAGAGCGCGGGTTACGGCTTGAGGATGCCCCGGATGATGTCTGCAGCCTCGGTGTAGTCGTTTAGAGTGCGGCGGTAGTAGCCATCAATAGGGTGTGACTTCTGCCAATCGGCAAGCTCGGCTTGTGTAGCGCTGTCGTCGCTTGAAAGTAGGTGCCGCGGCGTTTCTGATCTGCGAAGTTGGTACGCCGCCCCGCGCACATCCTTTGCAAACATAAGCTCGGCGTGGGTGTATTGCTCTGTCACGTTGACCTCCTTGGTCGTGTTGCGCCACATGGCGCCGCCGCACGCTATCACCGCGCCACCACTGCCGGAACTGGGAATGCGTACAGTCCATCTGCTACATTGGCCCTTTCTGACAGGGAGGGGATTCGGTGAAAAGCAGCTCTATGGAGGCTTGGGTAACTGTTTCGTGGGTGATGACCGTAATCGTCGTAGTGTCCGCGGCAATTACCTGCGTCGTGTTTGGCGTAGTTGAGGTTCCCCTCGGGGCATATGCCAAAAAGACAGTGATCGTTTGGCCTGTGGTCGCAGGCAGCGTCGCCAGTGCGATTTTTAGCGTGCTGTTCTCCGTCGTGGTTCGCGCAGCCACTGTAGCTGCGATCAACTCAAGAACCACGCTTGGCCTGCTCTTGAAGGAGGAGGCGCAGAGCAAAAACGATGATGAATAAGTTCTGAGATTACAGAAGCCGCCTCCGGGCGGTTTTTTATTGCCTGGAGAAAAGTAATGGTAGACATCGCCAGCCTAGCGATTCAGATAGATACGAGCGATGTTGCCCGCGCGGAAGGCGACCTTGAGCGGCTTGGCTCGAAAGGCGCCAAGGCGGAGCAGGCCGCAAAAGGCGTAGGCGATGCGTACCAGCAGGCCGCCGGAAAGGTCGGCGGCGTGGCAGGCGCGGCCACCCAGGCAGGTACCGCTCTTGAGCGGAACTCCGTAGCGGCCCGCGAGAACGCCAGGGAACTTGCGTCCGTCGATCGCACGGCTTCGTCCCTGTCCGGTTCCATGTCGAAACTTGGCGCCACGCTCGCCGGCTTGACTGCCGGGATGAGCATCAAGGGCATCATCGACATTTCGGACAACTACGGCCAAATGGCCGACCGAATCAAGATGGCGACCGCATCCACCGAAGAATATCGGATGGTGCAGGAGCGCCTGCTGCAATCGGCGAACCGCACCTATCGCCCGCTGGCCGAGGCCCAAGAACTCTACATCCGCACCGCTGACGCCATTCGCTCTCTTGGCTACCAGACCAGCGATGCACTGGATATCACCGACAGCTTCAGCTACCTGCTCGTTACCAATGCTGCGTCCGCTGATAAGGCGTCGAATGCCATCGATGCTTACTCAAAGTCGATCCAGTCTGGCCGCATCGAGGTAGACAGCTGGCAATCGCTCATCGCTGCGATGCCGTCAGTTGTCGACACGCTGTCGGGCTCGCTTGGCAAGTCTGCTGAGGAGATCCGCCAGCTCGGCATCACCGGCAAGCTGTCGCTGGCTGACCTGAACGAAGGCCTGCGCCAAACCGTCGAGCAGAACCAAAAGCTCGCCGATGGCATGGG